CTCGACACTGATGCCCTCACTATTTACATCTACCTTTTCGGTGGTTGAATAAATGTCGTACTCAATACCATTTTCTTCATCGTTTACTGTAATTCTTGAATCATAAACTTCGGCGAAAGATTCTATAAATTCATTAGGGTCATCAACAAGCCCCTGTTGCTCATTCCGCATATTATTTAATTCTGTGCGGTTATTGTCAATGAACTCGCGCATTTCTTCGTTTGAAACTTCTTCATAGATATTGGCACGTTCCTGTTCTGTAGCAGGACGCCCTTCTCTAGTTTCTAATTCGGCAACCATATCGTTGACTCTGCCTTCTATATTTGTGGAATAAAGCATCATGTCATAAGCGGCACCATCATTAGAAACAAAGAATTCTAACTCTTCATCTGTCGCAAACGGGACTCCATTGAATATTCGGTCTAAATCGTCAGTAGATGGACCGCGACCTTCCCACCCTGATATGCGCTCTGATTCTTCAGGGGTGTATCCCTGTGTAGCCCAATTGCCATGAGTCTTTTGGTCATGGTCTGGACCGCCTTGATGCTTTAGGACTGGTTTCAATCCAAAAGCAAAACGAATTACTTGGGTTTCGCCATCTTCTCCCAGAGAACTTTTGCGTATTCCCTCAACTCGTCGTCCGTCATATCGGCTATGTTGTTTGGAATCTCCGTTACCTGAATCTCGTCTTTTTCCGACATTACCTGTTCCTCCTGTTTCAATTTCTGCAAAGTTAGCGACATCCCAAATAGATATCTGGTCACGTTCGACCCCTACAGAAATAGCCCTTTCTCTGTCCTGAATGTTTTCAGATACGTCAAGATAAACCTGACCGTCTGCCTTATTGTGCCATAAACCGAGGTAGTTTTTTCCCGTTGCAAGGTCAGCCTTATTGCTCTTCATGTATTGGAACAAAATCTCTGGACCGCGCTCAGCATCGTAGAAATCATCGGCTTTTACGATACGTCCGAACTGAGAGCCTTTGGCAACCATGAATCCAGTTGTAGGCTCAGAGCCGTCGACCATCTTTACCGATAGACCACCATTCTCGCGAACTCGGTCAATGATGCTTGAGGCTACGGCAGGGTCAAGGGATATCCCTGTAGCCCAGTTTCCGTGAGTCTTTTGGTCATGCTCGCCGTGTTTTGTTACAGGCTTCAATCCGAAAGGGAGGCGAACTGTGGTGCTCATTCGTAATATTCCTCGTAAGTCTCTTCGGAGAACATGTCTGCATATTTCTCAGGTGGGATAAGTTTAATCGAGCATCGGCAATTGGGATGAGCAATCGGCTTTTCCAATCCGTTTGAAAACGTTTCAAGCCAACCGACAGTCTCGCCATCTAACTCAGCGCAGATATCGCATGTCCGCTCATCCTCAGCGGTCATCCACATTTTCATTGAATCAGGGTCAACGAATCCTTGTTTAGCCGCTTGCTTCCAACTCTCAAAGCGTCCCTCATTTTGTGCAATCTGAATCTCGGTACGAGCAATCATGGTGGAGCGAGCGCTCTTTAATCTCTCCGAATAAGTCTCAGCCATGGCAGAGGCGCGAGAGCGAGCGGCAGACTCTTTCATTCCCTCGGAAACAAGTCTGCTGAACTGATTCTTCTCATACTTGACAACTGCCTTAGCCCATTTAGGATGAAGACCTACAGTGTTTTTAATTCTCTTCGCGGTAGTTCGATAATCCACTTTGTCATTGAATGAATCGATAATGATTTCACGAACGCTTTGACGTGTCATGTCATCAATAGCGGTAATCAATTCAGCGGCTCGCTTTTGTGCAAAGAAAAGAGAGTTTGGATTAGTCTTATCAAAAGACATATTCATCTGAATCTTGGGTCTACTACTACCAGCCCATGCAGGAACTTTCGTATATTGCAATCCACGTAAATCTGTTTTGTTATCGACCTTTACCTGTGTTGGTCTGAAATTAGGATAAGCAAGGCGCGGTGCTATGCGCTGAAGTTCCTTGATAGCCTGAGTGCCGCCGATATCGATTGAATTCAAAATTGCCTGTTCAATCTTGCCTCTATCTCCTGCGATAGTTATCGCATTGAGAAGACGATTCAACTTATCAGGGTCAAGATTCTCAATCATCTTTGCTAATTCATTAACGCCAATTTTATTATTGGCACGACGAATAGCCGCGTAAAGATTCTTTGCTAACGCTAATTCTTCAGGCGTTAAAGGGTCTCTGCGCTCGACTTTCGAGAACTTGTATGGCATGACTTACTCCAAGTCGCCATCAAGCGGTTCCGTTCCTTCGGCAATCTCCAGAGGAGGTTCCGTAGTTTCTCCGGGTTCCATATCGTTTGTAGGCATCGGAGGCATACCAAAATTCTGACCATCGTGCTCAGCAGGTGGTAGACCAGCGAGGTCACGTAAGTAATCCTCGAGTTTAGGGTCTGAAACCAAAACGCCCGCTTGTGCAAGTTTGGTAACAAAGTCTGAAATCTCAGTAAGGTCAACATGGCTAACTTCACCGTATGTCAAGAATGGCGCACGAGATACATCCATGCCGTTAAGTTTTAATAGACGAGGAATCGCGTACTGGTTCATAACCTCAGCGATATTCTTCGCGATTGAATCTACAGCCATTGACCATAAATCCATCTTTGAAGAGCCAAGGGCATAAGAGCCAACTCGGTCATGACCCAAAAGAATGAAGTCTGACAGAATCGACATTGACATTCTTTGGTCGTAGCGCTGAATAATCTTGTCTGTATCGAACTGACGTGAGCCGCCCGATGAAAGCAATTGAAGGTCGAACATCTTGTGACCCTGCTCGTCATAGACGGTAGGGAAGATAATTCCCTCTTGCTCATTGCGCTTTACGTTTTGAACGATTGAAGTGATAGCCGCTAAAACCTGTTGTTGGTCAACTGTTGCGGTGCTCGATAGATACTCAGGTGGAACGAATGCAACTGGTAGACCTGCAAGGTCGCGCTCAATACCAATGGCTTCAATCTCTTCAATACGGCGCTTGAAAAACCAAGGGCGATACGCATTACGAAGAATGGAGCGACCCTCTGGGTTATTCTTTTGAGTGGTGGTGCGGAACAACAAAGCCTTTTCAATTGGAATCGTATGAATTCCGCCCTGTGATGGGTCAACTTGAATCATGGCTTGAATTCCGCCATCGTCATCAATATCCCAGCGGAACAAAGTTTCTTGTGAACGAATAGGAAGTTTGCGCCAACCTACTTTGCCATCATCGTATTTAGATTTACGCTTTGGGTCTTTAACATCTCCGCCACGAATCTTGTAAACAATTTCATGATACGAATAACCGAATACAAGCATTGAGAGAATCTGGGAAAGTGTTTGGTCCCATGAATCGCTCATGTCGTGTAAACATGATTCAACGAATGCCGCCGCTTCTTTATCCTCTGGACTTGTATCGCCATCTTTTGAATCATCTGAATATGGGTCAACGCGCCATTCAAGACGTGTAATAACTTTTTCAATCGCAAATAACATCGACCCGATTGTTGGGTCGTTATCAGCCATCTCGCGATAAACACGAGAGCCGCGAATACCTCTAAGGTTTACTAGGAATTCTTCATAGACTGTGCCACCAGAGCGACGTAAGCCCGTGCTACCTAATTCATTCAAATCGGGTCTTGTTGCCATTACACCTCGTCCTAATCCTTATTGGATAGTCCAACAACTATCTTCAGTGCTTGGTCCTCATTGAATCCCGCATTCTGTAACTCCATGAATAATTCATGGGTCTGGACTGCGAAGGCACTGAGGTAAGACATGACGCCCTCACCGTTACTGGCAAGGTTATCATTCATGCCAGCGATTATACTTTATGCGTAATTTGCCCTATTCGCCGTCGAATACAAACTCACGTGAATTCAATCGCAGATTAGCGGTCTCAAGCGCGATTGTTGCGGCTAAATCCTTGGTTCCAGCCTGACCGTACTCACGCTCTTCAAGAATTCCGCCGATTAAATCAAAGGAACGGAAAATAATCTTGAAAGGCAAATCTTGTTCACCTGTTGTCAGGTGAATTTCCACGTAGGACTGTGGTTCGACCTGCATTGAAACATAGGGGCGACCATTTTGGGACGCGACAGTTTTAGCGTTAGGCAACTTGCCTACGAAATAGTCAGTCCATGCCATAGGTGTCTCCTTTCGGGAGATTTTCAACCCCTATGATACAACACGGGTTTAGAATGGGAAAGCATCTGGGACATCTACCGCTTTTGCCGTGTCCCATGCTGAAGGTTTGAAATCATCAATTATGTGGTCGCCACCTTCGCCACGACTTAGGTTTACCACTTTGGCTATGTGACGCTTTAGGTCAACTCCAACTGAATAAGCGGTAACTTCCATGCGACCGCGCTTCTCTCCAGAGTTTTTATCTTCCCAAGATTGCCATGTCGCTGTTCCCTGAATAACAACGCTCATGCCCTTAGTTAATGATTCGGCTACGTTTTCGGCTAGACGATTCCAGCACTTAATTGTCCACGGAGTAACGTCAGAGGATTCCCATGTCCCATCTGGCTTCTTTGTGGATTTAGATGAAATCACCGTGAATGATGCAACGGCTTTTCCTTGTGGAGTGAATTTCAATTCTGGGTCAGCGGCTAGATTGCCTGTAATGCAGATAGTGGTCATGTGTATTGCCTTTCGTTTTTTTAGGGTTTATAGTGTTTTTCCAAGTAATGTTTATTCCATAACTTGTCCGTGTCTTGACCATTAGGAACTTCGAACTTTGGATTCCCGGGACATAAGAAACATCTAAATGATGCCATCTTCAATATCCTCAGATTCCATTCCGATAATTACTAAGTTTCTTGTATTGATATCGAGCCTAGCCAAAACTCTTCCGTTTCGCCAGACCTTTCCGCCCACAACTCCGTCATAATGATTTTCTTTTGGCATTACCCATTCTTCACACTCTTGCCAGAATGGACAGAAATTGCAGATACCGAGGGCGGGCATTGCGAGATTGATATGAGTCTGGTCAAATAGCCATGGGTCTGATTCATTGCATGGCGCAATTGATACGAACTCTGGTGGTCTCACAAAGAAATGCTACTTTGAATCCCTGACATTATCCTCAATAGCGAATCTCTCGCGTGTCGCATCTTTGAATCGCTCGTTTAGTAATTCTCGGAGCAATTCTTCTCTTTCATTCTGTGTCAGTGTTTCTGTACTCGACTTCATCATCTCCCCATTCTTTTAGTGCGTGATGTAGTAATCCCCTCAAACGCCAATCTGGATTTTCACTATCTGCCAGTGTTAGCGTCCAATAATCTTTGTCCCCTCCAAACCATTCGGTAACGATAACCCAACTCGTGCAGATAGCGGGTTCAGGAAAGGCGATGCGCCCGATTTCGGCGAGCGCATCGTCTATTATCGAAGGTTTCTGTTGGTCTTCCACACCGTAATCCTAATAGTAGGAATTACGGGTCCAGAATGACCATGCCGCGCAGGGCGAGCCGTAGCGAGATTCGATATAGATAAAGCCGCGCTCTATCTGATTCTCAACACTCATCTTTGGATTGAGACCGAGAATCTGCGGGATTCCGCCCGCATTCAATTTCTCACCGTTTTGATACACGGGCTGTTTGTTATAGGCATCTGGACGCCAATTTGATTCTTTGGTCCAGAGCGATAGTAGGCACTCCCATTGAGCAGGAGTATCCCAACCGAAGGCGTATAGCGTTTTCTTCGCATACTTTTTTGCATCTTCGGGCGTCCGCTCAACTGGTGCTGGAACTATCTCAACGATTACTTCATCCGCTTGAGCGGGGTAATCAGGTGGGATATGGAGCGGATTAAGTGCAACTATTCCGAGGAAAAGAATTGTTAACGGAATAGGTTTATAGAGTTTTTCATAAATTCGCATATTCCTCCGTTGTTTCGGAGCGAACATTTATCGCGAATGGCTTTCGCGGTTTCATGCTGTCGATATCTGACCGACTTCGCTTTTAGCAAAAGGTGTTTTTGCGAACCTTGGTAATAAAGGTAGCAGATAAATTTATGATTCGGTGGAGGCGCTCAAGATAAGCAAGAGAGGACATCTATGCCTATCGAACCTCAACTCCACCGAATCTGCGCTCGCGAAAGGGGGGGGGAGCGAGCGCGACGCATCACCCGAAAGGTATAACGGTGATGCGATTCAGTCCCGAGTGATTAGTTCGGGACTGAATTTTATCTTAACTAGATTTAATCTAGTCTGCCACTGCCATACGCATTGATTCCGTAGGCTTGGCAGACTTGAGCGAAGGCGTGAGCATAGGCAATCTTCTGTTCATACGATTGACCGAACCCACTGACCCACACTTCATAACCGCCGTAATAACCTTTGTGTCCAGCGTTAATGGACTTTAGGTAATTCACGAACGCTCCACGAGCGGGCGAGATATTTATCCAAGCGAACCCACACACGCCCGAAGGCACAAAGTAAGTGGGCTTACTGAAATCGATATCGTTACCTAACACCGTGGTCGGCGTACCAACTACCATCGGAGTCGGGCGGCAAGCCTCACCCGCGGCTAGACCCGCTTGATGAGCCTCTTTGTAAATCTTTTTTGCAAGCGCTTTACCAATCTTTGTGACTGGCTTTTCAACTGTCTGATTCATCTGTCCCCCTTTCGGACACTTTAAGTATACCAAACTCAGGTTGTATATTCAAGTCACGTCTACGGATACGGCGCAACTCGCTCTCAGATATGTATCCCAAAACGCCCTCTGAGCGTCTCTGGAGCCTTTTGCGTAGGCGCTGATACAAAGACATCACTGACCGTAGCCTCCAGCCTCTATCGTCCCCACAATCGCGAAAACGATGAGGATGAAGAGCGCAATCCCAATGCCCTGAATATTGTCAAGCCAACTGC